AGGGAGCCTAGCCAGCAAAAGGATTTTTCCTCGGGGGCCTCTCAGCTATATATCCTTAGTGCAGCCGAAGTAGCGGCATATGCGGAATACCTAACGAAGTGATTAAATTTGGGCGAAATTACTTACTATCAATTGAAACCGCAAGCGGCAAAACGATTAAGATCGGGCCGCCTTTCACGGTCGAATTTGATATAACGCGAAATACGCTAACCTCGGCTAACGTTGCGCAATTTCGTGTCTACAATTTATCGCCTGAAAACCGTAACCAGATACGCTTTAACGTGTTTGACACCGGGATTTTTCGCGGTCTAAAATTCGAGGCCGGATACGGCTCGGACTTAGGGATAGCCTTTAGCGGCGGTATTAATATTGCTTGGTCGGTACGTGAGGGCGTCAATTTTATTAGCCAAATAGAATGCTTTGACGGTGGTTTTGCTTTCGCCAATGGGACTACTAACCAACAATTTCCGGCCGGCGTTGCGCAAAAATCGGTGATCGCCGCAATATCTAAGGACTTGCCGCACACTAGCACCGGGGCCATTGGGTCATACCCTGGTGTTTTAAGTAAGGGCAACGCCTATAGCGGCAACACTGGGAAAATCCTAGATGAGCTCACGGGCGGCGGGGCGTTTATCGACAATGGGATTTTTAACGCACTCAATTCTAACGAGTACATAGCCGAAACAAACGATATCACCGTCATAAATACTGAATCAGGCTTACTCGGTACGCCGATACGCGAGCCGTCGGTGGTGCGATTTGATATGCTTTTCGAGCCGCGCTTGAGCGTAGGCCAAAAAATAAATCTGCAAAGCGAAACCGAGGAAGCATACAACGGTGTTTATAAGGTTACGGGCGTAAAGCACCGGGGCGTTATATCCGGCGCCGTATGTGGTTCGGCTATCACCACCGGGGAATTCTTATTTGACCGTGTTCTAGTGGGAGTGCCGCCGGTACCATGAGCATAAGCATAACCACCGTCCGCAACAATATCGTACCTAACGAGCCAAGTCTTAGAGACGTTTTAAATTTACTGAAAAAAGAGATCAACCTAGATCTAAATTCACACCACGTTGGTACTATCCAATCGTTTAATCCGCTAACGCAAACCGCGCAAATCACGATAAATTATAAAAAGACCATTTTTAAATATGATGCGGTCACTCAGGGCAACGTACCAACGCTGCTAGACTACCCGACCGGCCTAGATTTTCCCGTGATATTCCTTGGCGGCGGTTCGTCGTCTTTGACATTTCCCGTGCAAAAGGGCGACGAATGCCTGGTGTTTTTTAACGACCGGGATTTAGATAACTGGTTTCAAGGCGGGGGCTCTACCGCCGCCAACGCGACCGGGCGCCTGCATTCGTTTTCCGACGGCATAGCGCTGGTAGGGCTTCGGTCGCTATCGAACGTGCTGACCCAGTTTGACGGTGATAGGGCCGTGTTTCAAGCGGGCCCTAATGCCAAGGTAGCGGTAAGCGATAGCGCGGTGGAAATTGAATTTGGCGACGTTACCCTAGTCGTTAACGCGGCCGGTATCGCCATGACGCAAGGGAACACCACTAGCGGGCTTGACGGGACTTCGGCTAGTCTGGCCTTTGGGACTAATTCGAAATTTACCGCGACCACCGGGGCCGCAACGGTCGCGCACGGGTCCAACACTTTAGTCGCTGATTCTAGTGGTGTTAAAATGACCGGCGGGACGGCCGTAGTCCAAGCGGATTCGGCCACTAGCAAAATAAAGATTAATAACGGGTCGGGTAATCTCAACACCTTGTTGCAAAGCTTGATGACTCAATTACAGACTTTGACAACGCAGATAGCGCTACTCACCGTCACCTGTACGGCTCCCGGTAATCCGAGTTCGCTCCCGATTAATGCGGCACTCATAACAGCGGTAGGTACTCAGATCGGCACCATTGCCACTAGCCTAGGGAATTTACTCGAATGACGAAGGTACGCGCCGTCGATGGTGATAATGACTGGCTTTTCGGCAAAGGCTTAAACGACTACTATGCCAATAATGACGCCATTGCGCAGAACGTCAAAACCCGGCTGCAAAGCTTTCTAGGGGATTGCTTTTTCGACATCGGCGCCGGGCTAGACTGGTTCAATTTCCTTGGGTCGAACGTGACCGACCAAACGGCTTTAAACCTCGCCGTTAGTGCCGTCATACTCAACACCGAAAACGTAACGGCCTTGCAGCAACTATTAATTGGCCTTGACGTTGACCGAAATTTGACGATTAAATACAAAGCGAAAACAATCTATTCCACCATATCCGGGCTAGTAAATCCGATCAATTCGCCTAACTAGCCCCATTAGCTACACCGTTGGAAGCGGCGGGAGTGGAGCGACTAACGGCGGAAACGGCGCGGCCGGCATTATCATAATCGAGGAACATTACACCTAAGGGCTCGCTATATGCCAAACATTTTAGACGCATTCGGGCTACAGACCACCACCGCGCCCGAACTAACCACCGATCTGCAAACAAAATTTAAGCAGATTTACGGCGCCGATATTAACGTTGATTCCGATACGCCCGATGGGCAATTAATTTCTGTTTTTGTGCAAGCGACTATAGACGTTTTGGACTTGCTAACTCAGATATTTAATTCATTTGACCCAGACAACGCCATTGGCGTGGTGTTAGATCAGCGCGTTGCGATCAATGGCATACAGCGTCAAGCGGGCACTTATACCGTTACGCCCATTACCATTGTCGTTAACCAATCGCTAAACTTGTACGGCCTAGATCAAACGGCGCAGCCAGTTTACACCATTGCCGACAACGCAGGGAATTTGTGGGAGCTAACGACCACTCAACTAGGCGTCAATAGCGGCACCCACGTTTACGATTTTAGGGCGGCCGTGCCCGGTGCGCAGCTAACGATACCAAACACCATTAACGTACCGGTGACAATTGTACTCGGAGTGGTATCGGTCAATAACCCTACCACTTATACCACGCTAGGGATTAACGAGGAATCGGACGCGGTTCTAAAAATCCGTCGGCAAAAATCGGTATCACTGGCCTCTCAAGGATACTACGCCGGTCTACTCGCGGCCCTCACGAATATTAATGGTGTATCATCGGCCTATATTTATGAAAATCTTACCGACAACACCAATAGCGACGGGGTACCGGGCCACTCTATATGGGTCATCATCGCCGGAACGGCGGACGCTTCCGCAATTGCTAACGCTATTTACACTAAGCGTAATGCCGGATGCGGTATGTTTGGTAGCACCACTTATACGATAACGCAAGTCGACGGCAGCCCGTTCGTTATTTTTTGGGATAGCGTTGCAACGCAGCCGCTATTTATCGCCTTTACAGTGTCATCTCTTAATGGCACCACGCTACCAAATATCGCCGCAATTAAGACGTACCTAGTCGCCAATTATGTGCCCGGCGTATTCCAGGAAGTGGACATAAATGGCCTCGCAACACTGGTACAAAAGGCCGATTCTAATACGCTAGTAACCGGCGCGGGATTTTCTACGGGGCTAGTTCAAACTCTAGCCTTTTCGGCCGTCGCAGCCAGCGGCACTTTTACCATATCGTATAATGGAAATACTTCGGCCGCGATTAATTGGAATGATTCGGCCGCGACTATTCAGACTAATGCCAGGGCAGTAGCGGGGCTAGGTAGCGTAGTCGTCACCGGGTCAATTGCTTCGCAATCGGTGGTGTTTACTATCCCGACGGGCGTTCTAGGGCTTATTGCCGCCCCGAGCAATTCGCTCTTGACCGGCGGCGCGGTAGCCATAGCGCTTACATTCAGCGAAGCCTATGCGAATACGCTAACACCGTCGTCTAAGCGTAATCAATTTGTAGTGACGGCGGATAAAATAGTTATACTGCCAATGCAGCTACTCCCGGTCACTTCCCTAATTGTCCATGCTACCACCCAAAATTTCACCGCTCTAGGTGGCTACGGCCCTAACGTCTTTAGTTTTGTCGCGAATAACTCTGGGGGCTCTATTAATTCCTCGTCGGGGCTATACACCGCCGGGGCCGTGACGGGCGTAACCGATACGGTGAAGGTAACGGACGCATTCGGCAACACGGCTACTGCAACTATTATGGTGACATAATGCTAGGTATTTCGATAAAACACGGGATAGGTCTAGGCGACGGGATACAATTTTCGTCGGCGCCTGAAAACTATTTTAGGGCGACCGGCTTAAAACTGGTAGACGTTAGCCGGCCGTGGTTTTTCGACGCTAATCCTTTTGTACTTAGACCCGAGGACGGCGAAATAATACCCGAGAGAGTAGTTGAACTATGGAATTTTTGCCCGACTAAATACCCTTGGCCCCGGCCAAGGCAAGCGCATCAACCGCAAGTCTACCACTCAAACGCGGAAATTTGGGCGGCCGTTTTTGGTGTTCCACAACGCCTAAATCGCCCTCGGCTCTACCGTTTCGAGGATTATGATTTTTGCGAAAGGTCGATGATCCTTTTCCATGTGGACGGAAAAAGCCATGGGCGAATGCCGGACCACGTTATAGAACACGTTTTGCATAAGTACCGGGCGACCGGCCAGCTTTTTGCGATCGGCGCAGCGGACCCTAAAATTGATATTCCATATATCCGAACCGAATCGCTATGGGAGCTAGCCCAAGTCATTTCGCGGTCGCGAATGCTCATCGGTATGGATAGCGGCCCCGCTTGGATCGCCGCTTGCTACCCGGACGTGGTAACGAAAATACTTCGCTCGAAGCCCTCTATAGACGTGCTTCAAAAAGATTGGATACCGCTTGCGATTGATAACATACACTCGCATTGGGATGATAGGTGTCGGATGATCTATAACCCTACCGAGGAAAGCGTGGGATTCACCACCACGTTTAAGGACATATGACACCACTAGAGCTAGTCCAATATTACGCGAATTTGCTCATCCTGCAATATAACGGGCTGCGCCGTGCGGCCGGGACGGTTGGCGCTTTTGCGTCCGGTGTACTCGCCCCGCAAACGACCGTCCAATCGGTGGTGTTTTCTGCAACACCAACGGCGGGGGCTTTTAGCTTTGAGTGGACTATATACTCTACCGCTTCGATTGCTTACAACGCTTCGGCGGGTACAATACAGACACGGCTAAGGGCTATTCCGGGGCTCGGTAGCGTGGTCGTTACGGGCTCAATTGCCGCCGGGCTCACCGTCGTTTTTACCGGCGTAGTGCCCCCGGCCGATTCACTCGCTATTGCTGCTAACACACTCACGGCCTCGGCCGTTCCGGTCACTGGCACCGTCACCGAAACGGACGTAACACTACCTTTTGCTATTCAGGACGCATTTAATCTCACCGGGGCGAACCTAGCCGTGGGTGTGCAGCTAGATACCCTTGGGAAATATGCGGGCGTGTCGCGCACCGGCCAGGGATTTACTACCGAAATAACGCTAAGTGACGCCGATTTTTATAAATTAATCCAACTAGCGACTGTGAAAAATAGCGCCGGGAGCTCCTTAGCGGATATTCAAAATCTGCTATACCGGTTTTTTCCGGGCGAAGTGCTGGTGTTTGACTACGCCAACATGCACATGAGCTATCTAATCTCAACGGCGGTCGGCTCGCAGGATTTAGTCCAGCTATTTGTGACCGAGGGCCTGCTACCCCGGCCCATGGGCGTACAGCTTGCGGGCGTCATTTACGCGCCTATCATCAATAAATTTTTTGGTTTTGGCACTTACTTCCAAGCGGCATTTAATAGCGAACCGTTCAACCGCTATAACTCGTACCATACCGATTGGCTGTTTTTGTCTTATGCACAATCCGCCGGCTTTTAATTAGGGGACATACCGTGTCAAAAATAGCGCGAAAAACTCAATTGGTGTTTGGCAGCACGGCGGGTGGTAATCAGATAGCGCAATTCGGATCACTAGCGGCCGGTTCGCCAGTTTTTTCTACTGACCCGGACGTTATACAGGGGCTATCCAATTACCTAGTCGGGTGGTTCGGTGGCGCCGTTGGCGCTTACTCACCGACTATCGAGGACATGAACGCCCTTTGTTATCTGTTTGCGCGGCAAATTGCTTACGGTTTCCAAAGCGGCATACCCGAATGGGATACGGGTACGACGTATTATATCGGTAGTTTTGCCAGCGACGGTGTAGGCGGTATTTACGCCTCGCTCATCGACTCAAACACCGGCCAGGCGCTATCGGACGCATCCAAATGGCGCAAAGTCACGGGTAGCGCTTCGGTCACTCTTGACCCGTCCACCCAATCGCCCTACACGCTGACGGCGGCCGACAACGGTAAAACTTTCCTGGTGAGCTCCAATAACGCAGCTATGACCTTTATTTTGCCGGCGGCAATTGCTAGTTTCAGTTTTCAAACCGTCGATAAAGACCAAAACGCAGCGACTAATAACATCACCATTCAACGCGCCGCTAGTGAGCTCTTAGAAGGCGTTGGCGCGAATTTCACCGAAGCGGCCGACGGCGGCGCATGGAAGTGGTTGTGCGACGGAACAAACTGGTATTTGACTACTTAAAAACGGGGCGGGTAAATAATGGGCGCGAAAAACCTCACTAGAAAATCATTTTCAATTATCAATGGCCAATATTGGACGGCCCCAGGTGGTGTCAAAACTGTTAGGGCCAAAGTATATGCCGCGCTCTACCCGCAATTAATTGGCGGTTCGGGGTATTTTATGGCGATCACTTCGCCTTATATATCGGCTTCGCAAGGGAGCGCATGGTTCGGGTGCGGGCATAGCGCGAATTTAAACGTGGGTTTTGGAAACTGTATCGGCACGGGCGGCGGTAGTTCGCCGCTGCTAGTTACGAGCATTCCCACTATCACCCAAATAAGCGCTAACTCGTCGGGGTTTTCCCATTCGATTGCACTTGATAACGGTGGTGCTGCCTACGCTTTTGGCACGAATGTTTTTGGCCAGTGTGGCACTAATAACACCACCGGGGCTGAGTCGGTTTCGGCTGTTGTTACCGGGTACCGCTTTCGGCAAGTGGCGGCGGGCTACCAGTATTCGCTGTTTATCGACGGCCCCGGCAATCTATACGGCTGCGGTAATACGGTCGGTTCGGGGCTTGGGTCTATTGGTAGTACGCCGGTACTTATAGCCACGGCGCAGCTATTTTCATTTGTCGCCGCCAACGGCTCATCTAACCTCGCGATCAACGCTTCCAACGGCGCCGCCTACGCATGGGGCGTCAACACTTCCGGGGCGCTTGGCACGGGTAGTGCTACTACGCCGATCGCCTCACCTACCCTAGTGGTGGGTGGTCTAGCCTTCAAATATGTGACCACCGACGGCGCTTCTACACCGTCGTGCTACGGGATTACAACGGCCGGTGATATGTATGCATGGGGCAACAATGCCAACGGCCAACTAGGCGACGGTAGCGTAACGTTTCGCTCATCGCCGGTTTTAGTGTCGGGCGGGCTCAAGTGGCTTGAGGTATCGGCCGCGCCGGGCTCGGTGGTTGGACTTGCGACCGATAGCCAAGCTTACACTTGGGGGGCGAACACTAACGGGCAGCTTGCGCAAAACGACGTAGTGCCCCGCTCAACACCAACGCTAGTAACGGGCTACGGGAAATTTGTGCACGTTTCCATGGCGGGGTATAGCGCCAACATTGCAAGCCCCGTCGCCGTGAGCGGCCGGGGTACAGCGTATTTTATGGGCCCCGGTGGGTCCGCTATATACGGGGCCGGTGATAATAGCTTCGCGCAGCTTGGGACAAACGGCGCGACTACGGCGGATAAGTCCACGCCAACGCTAATGTCTACCCTACCTTTTACGACCAATATTGTACGGGAAAATTTTGTTGCTGAGCTCGATATTACGGTGACGCCGGGTAGCACATACACCGTTACGGTGGTCGATAACAATATCAGGTTAACTGACTTTTCAAGTGGTGTTATTGTCCCCGTCTATGCCGGCCCCGCAAAAAACTTTAAGCTAGTTTTGGAGTATGACGCCTAAGATGGAAACCGAAGCACCAATGAAAACACCACTCAAATCAGCCGCCGACACTGTAACGCTACCGGCCTTTGAAATTCCCTCGTTTCGCACGGCCGCCGCAATCGAACGCGGCACCGAGCGCAATTTAATTTTTGTCACTTGGGGCGGTCTAGGTGACGTTATTTGCTCGGAGCCCACCATCCGTTTTGCTATGCGCACGTTCAAGGGCTGCGAGTTTTCGCTTGCGACTAATCACCCAGAGCTATTCGAGCATTTAAAATTTAAAGACGTTTTCGATCTGACCAAAGGCGCCCCACTATGGGATAAATACCACGCTTTTGAAATGATACGTTCGCCCGAAAGCCTGCAATGGCAATTTATGAGTCATATGCTGATTAATGCCGTGGACTTTCCGGCCCTTTGTGCTTTTCGGTGTCAGATACCCGTCGAACAAAAAGAAGTGACGATACAGCCTAGCGAGCTAGATTTTTACAACGCCTTGCGAAAAACGAGACTAGGCGAGCCCGATGCGCTCGCGGCTTCGGTAGCCGTCCACGCCGGCCGGCATTGGCAGTCTAAGACTTTTCCGAAAACGTGGTGGGACGATACGATAGGCGGCCTAGCTGAAAAATTCAATGTGGTGTTGATCGGCGGCGATACCGATGACAACAGGGGCACCGTGGACGTGGACGCCTCTAATGTTTGGTGTGACGCCCGTAATAAATTGTCCATTATGGAATCGGTCGCACTACTACAGATGATGCCCGCCCTGGTTACAAACGATTCGGCCCCGCTCCATATGGCCGCGACGGGTGACGCTTGGATTTTCTACGTTGCGACCTGCAAGCATCCTGATTTTATTTCGCATTGGCGGCGTGGCCGTTGGGCTTGGCGCATGGTGAACCTCGGGCGCGGCGGCATATGGGAAGTTTTAGACAATTGCCCGAATAAGGCCGAAAAAGTAGAGGCCGAAAATGTACCCGAGGATCTTTTAATATCTTGGCTACCGCGCCCGGCCGAAGTGCTATCGGCTGTTTCAGGCGCTTTGGTTAGGCCCTGCTAGGCAAAGCTTGCCCGGTTTTCTGAAATACCGCCCCGGTGTAAAATGGTGTCAAACCACTAGCACCGGGGTTTTTTGGTATGGAAGAAATTATAAAATCAACCGGTCTAGCGGGCCTGCTTTCAGCGGTTACGGTCATGAGTGCCTTGCACCTTATGGCCAAACTGGCTGAATTTTTTTGGCAATTTCGGGAGAATAAAGACAAAGTAACGGCGACGGTTATCGAAAACCTATCTGATGCAGTAAAGTCTAACACCATCGCGACCGAAAAGCTTGACGGTAGGCTAAAGGAAGTCGAACAGCGACTAGCCAACGGCCCGAAATTCAAGCTTGAGCTAAAGCGCACTCATGCCGCTTTGAAAATGCTGGCCGGCGAAAAGTGGGAGGGGATCAAAAAGCGCGTACTAGACGACGAGGACGGGCCGCCATTATGATCGAGTTTTTTGAAAATGCCATAGTTTACGTTTTAGAAAACGAAGATGGTTACGTCGACGATAAAGACGACGGCGGCGGTGCGACAAATCACGGCATAACCCGTGAAACTTTAAGCACTTGGCTTGGGCGCCCGGCCAGCCCCGAGGACGTGAAAGCACTTACCCGCTATGACGTGCTACCAATTTACCAGGAGTATTTTTGGAAACCGTTGCGGTGTGATAAGATCACCGTACCCCCGCTAGCTACGATAATCCTAGACGCTGGTGTTTTATTCGGCGTTGCCACTTCCGCCCTGTTTGCGCAAAAAGCGGCCATAGCGTGCGGCGCCAAGCCAACGGCCCTTGACGGTGTGATAGGTAGCACCACGCTTGCGGCGATTAATTCCACTTCGGCCGCGTGCTTGGTCCCTCATTTTCAAGCGCTGTTGTTAAAACGTATCGCCCGCATTATTGAAATTCAGCCGAAAAGTAAAAAGTATCAAGCCGGTTGGGAAAGCCGGGTTAACGCTTATTCACTTTTGCTTAAGGGGGCATGAGACTTATGGGGAAATTCAGAGAGTTTTTGTTGACGATTTTTTGCATTTTTTCGTTTTGCTTAGGTATGTCAGACGTGGCCATGGCTTTCACGCAAGGCGACGGGTCGGCTGATTTTTTCGCGCAAGTCCTCGCAGTAGCCAGCACTATTGGAGGGCTTGGACTTTTTGCAAAAATCAGCGCAGTGATTATGCTGCTAGTAGCAAGCTTGAAAGTCGGGGTATTTCGTCAAGCGGTGTGGTCAAAACTCGGTTGGGCGCAAGTGCTGGTAGCGCCTGCGCTCGGCCTTTTAGCCGGTATCCTCGGCCTCGGAGCGGGCGGCGCGGCGATCACACCGGCCCTAGTGTTTGCCTACGTAGTCGCGGGCGGCGGCGCGGTATTCCTGCATGAGCTCTTAGACGCGATCAAATCGGTGCCCGGTATCGGGCCGGTCTACCTTGCCGCGATCGACACCATTAGCCGGGCTCTAGAGGGCTCGACGGCGCAGCGGGGGCTTTAATCTTTTCTTAGTGCGCTGCTTAATCATGGCGCAGTAGCGTGGTGTTGGTTGGCCAGTGTCCAATAGCGGGCCGAGTACAAGCTGCACGCTTGGAGGGCGGCCAGGGCGCTTATGAACGGCTGGCCTAGCGGGTTTTTGTTCCACGGTTTTCCGACGGCCGGGCGAGTTTCCATAAAGCATTGGAATTCGTCCGGCCCCACTTTATAGACTAAAAACCGGGTCAGCATTAAATTGCCGCCGCGAAGCGCTTCGATTTTAAACATCATGACCATTGGGGGCTAGTCCTCTTTCGTCAAAGTTTGCAAAACGGCGCTGGCTTCCCGGTGCAAATCGGTTAGTTGTTTTTTGATGATGACTAACTCCCGCTCAATAGCGCCGCCGCGACGGGCTAAATCGTCAATAGCACGGACTAACTGCGTTAGTGTAAATGCATCGGGCTTAAGTGTCGCCATTGCGGTGTCCTTTTTAGAATTGATTTACTGATTCCATCCGGGAAGACCTGCCAAGTATGAAGGTGAAAATAATTGATCGACGCTGAATTCCCAAAAATTGCCGGTGCTATCTGACACCGGGGCTAGGTCGGCTTCCATTACGTCCACGCCGCCCGTCGTGCTATGCCCCTTGTGCAATAAGCAGTGTCCGAGCTCGTGATACATGATGCGCGTCAACGTCAAATCATAAGGGCTATCTGGGTCGTATTTCCCGTACCTAGAAAACCGTGGGTCTAGGATATGTATTTCCGTCCATGTAACTGGCTTTTTCAAATTAGCAGAATTAATTTGCTGGCCTTGGCGGCATATGCCTAGCACGTCTTTATCATTTGAATCGCTACTACCATTGGCTAGATCAGCGTCCTTTTTAAATTCCATATCATTATCGAATTTCATGATGATTAAACGGTCTTGATCTTTTTGCGGAATGACAACACCACGGGTAGCGGCGTCATCTAAAAACCGAAAATAGATTTTTTCTAGGCGGGAGTCGATCGACGCGCCTGGCATTTTTTCGACCACGCCGCAAGCGCTGGTAAGGAATAGAAGAATCAGCGTCAATACTTGGTGTTTCATTTGCTCACCCCCATTTAAACCCACTTGGCCCCACAAAATGCCCCCGGATTCACACCACTTTGAGGTTTTTAGCTAAAACTTTCGTGACGCCCAAATTCGGTCGTAATAGAGGGGGTTACATGGGAATCGCGAATCACCCACATAAACAACCGTGCCCACCACCGTCTCGCCCTCGTGACCTGGGTACATGGTGACAAACTGGACTTTCTGGCCGATTTTAAGTTTCATGGGGGCCTCGTAACTTTGTAGTCAGCTTGATTGCTGCTTACCTGCTTACCTAACCCTTATCGGCATAATCAGGAGAAAACTTTAGCCCTATTTACAACATTTTTTCAAATTGCCGATACGTTGTTTTTCCCGTATACGGGAACGTATCGGCATAATTGGGAAAAAACTTAAATTAGTTTATAGGGCATTGTTTCACATGGAACAATTTAGGCCGGGTAGCGGGTGGAAGTGGTGGTCCTTGGCCCGGTCGGCATGATGCGTGGCGGCCGATGCGCTATGTGTAGCGCGGCCTTTTTGGTAGCGGTCGCCTGACCACCCTTCGGCCTTGACCGGGCACCCCGACGCCCAGGCCGGGATATTGGCCATAAGTTGGCAGAATTGTTGAAGATTTGCCCACTTAGCATCGATGGGCCGTTCGGCTATGAGCTCATCATGCACCGATAGCACAATGCGCCATGGGCCCGCGTCCTCGATCTGTAGCATGGCCTCGGCCATTAAATCGCGGGCGATCGCTTGAATCACGTTTTCAGTTAGCTTGCCGCCGTAGGTTTTGGCGTTGACCCACTTGCGCGTTACAGCGTCCTCGCCGTAATGATACAGCACCGGCCGGGGATCGCCGTTACCCCACGGCGACGGCTCATGCACTACGCTAGGGTAGGCATAGGCCAGGCGCCTACCGCTTGGAAGCAGGCACCACAAAAACGGCCTAGTACCCCCCGAGGCCGTCCACTTAGTTGGCCCGGCGGTGAAGCTTTTACCGGGCTGTTGAACGGCGCTAATCGCCGCTTTTTCAAGCGCCCGCCACAAAACGACTACCGGCGCGTGTTCGGTTCGGTAGGTTTTCACCGCCGCATCGGCTAACTCGCGACTAACGGGATTTCCCTGCTTTGCGCAAGTGACCTGAAACTTGTCAACGCCCATAGAAAACCCGCACCCGAGTACGGCGCCCTTGCCTAAAAACCGCTGCGATTCATTTATGGTGTCTAGCGGGCAACCGTATATTTTTGATGCGAGCTCTTTATAAAGGTCGCGGCCTTCGACAAATGCGCGGATACCGTCCTTATGGCCAGCGGCCCAAAACAGTACGCGCACTTCGATACCCGCATAGTCGGCTACGTCAAAAACAGCCCCCTTGCTCGGTATAATCATGTTGCGCAAACAGCTGGAAAATACCTGCATCGGATTTTTATAAAACATGCGGACTAGATCTAAACTACCCTCGGCCAATATTTCGGATGCCTTAGTGGTGTTCTTAATAGTGCCACGCGGGAAGTTTTGCGGCTGAATACCCGCCCCGCCCCAGCGGCCGGTTGAGGCCCTATGATATACGAGGATATCGCGAAGCCGGCCGTCATGGCGCGAACGTAGTTCAAACACTTTATATTTTGCAGTAGACGCCATGGACACCGAAGCGCGAATTTCAAGTAAGCGTTTTGCCGTTTCGGGTAGTTCGACCGTAAGTGCTTTTTCGACGGTGGGGGCTGTTAGGTCAGGTAACACCACCTTTTCGAGGCGCAAGTAATCTAGGACTTTGGCGACCTTTTTTGTGGTGGTCAAATAGCCGTAAGTCAATTCTTCGGTTTCGGCGTCAAGTGCTTTAGTTTCCTCGTCAACCATGGCCAGCACGTTTTTAACTAGCGTTCGGTCGACGTTAAAGCCCCGCAAATTAATGATTTGGTCTAACTCCCACACTTTCCGCTCTACCGGGCTAAGCGGCGGAAGTAGCAAAAATAGCTCGGTTTCAACCGCTACGTCCGTTCTGCAATAGTCCATAAGCCGGGCGTATTCTAACGGGTCTGAGTGCCTGGTGTTGGTGTCTTTTTTACTGGCCTTGCGGGGCTTACACCATTTTTTCATAAGCTTATGTCCCGCTTCGTCTTTTTGGACCGATAGCTTAAGGGCGCTAGCCACGCCCTCTAGTTTGCGCGGGAGTGCCAGGGCCGACGAAAGCGCGGCCGTACATATCCAACGGCTCACCGGGATAGCTCTTATTTTGCTGCTTTTAGAATACATATCCTTGACGGCGAACACGTTGCGAGTTATCACTTGCTCAAATAGCGCATTGTGCGCGACCAGTATGATACTTGGATCTAAAAGAGCCTGCAAAAATCCCGTGAATTTGTCCCCGATGGCCCCGCCAAAATTACTGCAATAAGTCCTCTCACTCTTTAGAGTTTCAAGTGTACCGATTCGCCAAGCAACGCATAAGATCTCAGTAGAAGGATGGATACTGTACTCATAAGCTCCCACTTTCGTTAGATCGGCTTCGGAATAAGTCTCATAGTCCATGACGCAATACTTTTGGTTTTTGCGGGCCGTCGCATTTTTAAAGTCAATCATTTACAGCCCCATTAGTCTTTTGAACGCTTCTCGCGCTTGGGCCGGTACCACTGCGTTACCGAGGCATTTAATTCGCTCCACCCGATCGGAAACCCCATGAGCCACTCTACCCACGTCGGGTTCAAACTCCCACCAACCTTTTCCGATAACGGCCGAGCATTGCCTTGGTTGCCGTGGGAGCCCGACTTCCAATCCCCGGTGGTGGGCGTTGGCCATAGATTGCGCTTGGCCATGGTTTCCAGCGACGGCCGCACTTTGCCCACGCGGCCCGCCCCGCCGCCCTGGTTCGTCCCGTAACTCGACGCGCTTGGTGTTGGAAAAAACTCGGGGCAATTCACCTGCATTCCCAAAGAGGTCGGCCGTGTTTTTCCTTTGGATTTTGGATCGGTTTTCCCCTGCATCCGGGCTAGATATGTCTCGTAATTTTCCTCCCGGCCCCGCGCCGTTGGCGTAACCCAACAAAAACCATCTTTCTCTTTTGTGCGGCGCCCCCACGTCAAAAGCGGATAGCATATCCCACCGACTATCATACCCGAGCGCGGCCAATTCTTTCCCCACTCGTTCGCCGCCACGTGTCCTAATCGCCGGCACGTTTTCAAGGAAAACGAACCGGGGGCGTATTTCTGAGATGAGCCTGAATACTTCAAACACCAATCCAGATCGCTCGCCTGCCAAGCCTGCACCATTGCCTGCAACGCTGATATCCTGGCAGGGAAAGCCAGCGATAATAATATCAATGGGGGCGCTAAGCAAAGATCTAGTAAGCGTTCGAACGTCATCCCATATGGGCGCGGGCTCGATAAGCCCTTCCGCAATTCGTGATATAAGAACAGATTGAGCGTAGGCGCTTGCTTCACAATACGCGATGGTCTAAGCGCAAGGGTATTTCCGCCGATGCCGCTAAATAAGTCCAGACCATTTATGCGCCCTTCCACCTTAGTCACTCCGTTTTATACCCGCCCTGTACATGTCGGCGTCTAGTTTGTCCGCTATGTCGCGCAGCATGACAGGCACTAGAATAGCGTTAGCCGGTTCTAGCTGCATACAAAAGCTAGGGCCCCTCGCGCCGTCTAGCACTACTAATATCCCTTGCCTCGCATCGACGTCTTTTAGCGCTTGGCTTAGTTGATAATCGTATTTTCCGGGTCCGAGTGTCATATGGTAGAGGGCCCTTTCGGCGTCGCTAAAGGCGATGTGTGCGAATGCGTTGACCCACTCTAGGCGCGGGTCGATCGAAGTGCTAGGGCCGCAAACGGTATTGCGAGAAGAATCGCTGCATACAATGCCGCACTTTGAGCAAGTTAGCCAACCGCCATTTACCTTCCACGAATTGACCCATGTATGATTCATTTTCTAACTACCATCTTTTAGATAAATTCGGTACGCACTAAACACCACGCTAGCAAAGCAAAGTAGCATCCAAATAACCCAGGCGAGCATAAATGCTTTGTTAGCGCGGGCGAAGCGCTTTAGTTGACGCGGCGTAACTATCCTACGCTGCATCACGGTGGGGGCTAGGCCGTTCGGCTTTGGTGTTTTATTTGTCATCGCCTAATCCAAGTATATAAAAGAATGCCAAGTGCTATGCCCACAAATAAAAATGACAATTCGTGCAGCGTCATTTTTTCAATTCCGGGTCTAAGGGTTTTCCATGGTGTTTTCTAAAACCTATCGTGTTGCTATCGCCCACGCGATTATAAATACTCCAAAGGCAACAGCGCCGCCAAAAAGTATATCTAGTGCCAATTCCTTCATATGTTTTAAAATCCTAAATCGTAGGACTCTTCGCCGTCCGTTTCCTCGTCGTCGTCGCTTTCCAGGGCGCCGAAAACCTGATCGGCTGGCAAACGGCCGCTAAACGGTTCGCCGTCTCTCACCTTTTGGATGTTTTGCAGCCAAAAAGAAACTCCCTTATTTCCTGAATTATCGAAAGCAGCCGCCATAACCTCGGCATGGGCATAACAGCCGGCATAAAAATCATCCTCGCTAGTAATCGGCCGTAGCCGTTGGTCAACTAAATTGGGCTGCGTTTTAGAGCGGGCAGTAATGAAAATGGTACCCTCGTAGCCGTCTACGTCCGATTTTTCCTCGCCGTCTCTAAACGGCATTTTCAGGTTACGCGGCCACTTCGTTTTATCCTTGCCCCACTTTTCCACGGCCGCATAGAACGCTGCACGCTTGAGCGAATTCTTTTGACCTTTGGCCGGCTTGCCAAGGTCGATGTCTTTATCAAATAACATCACCACCGAATATTCGGCCTCCTTACCCTCAAAAGCCTTGGGCTTTAAAATCGCTGGAAAACTAACGCGAAAAACGGGAGTGATCACCTTGCGAAGCTGTAGGTCTACTTTTTCTGCCATGGCTGTTTTTTCCTTCCGGGTGGTGTTTTAACTACTTCGATATCTATAACGCTAAACACATTAGCGATTGGATTAGTCTTAGGCCGTTTATCCTTGGCCTTAACTAAGTTCACGCCGCTACTCTCCTTAACGGTATGCATTGCCAGCCAGTCGCTCATGCCGTCAAATTGCTTTTCTATTTGCGCGGGCGAAAGGAGTTTAGGCTTTGAAAAAGCTTCGTCGCCTAAATGGCGCCTAAGTATCGAGGCCGATTTATCGGGATTGGCCCACTTCCTTTGAGCCCGCTTTTCTACCAGTTTATAGCCGTGGGGCTCCCTACCGCGCATGGCCTCGCTCATGGCAAAAGAACGTACTTTTTCAATCCATGATTCTAATTGGTCGCACCCGTCAAGGATGGTGCCCAAGTCTTTTTGGCCTACCATTTTTAGTTCGGGCACGGCCTCGATGCCGCTCATGTCGCTAAAGACTACCTGCGCCTTTGCTAGCCCGCCGCCCTTGAGCTCGGGACATACAACACCAGCGGGGCACCATTTGCACCAATCGCCGGCCCTAAGGGGCGCTTTTCGGTCGCCCGTCGCCATAACACCTTCGCGAAATATATCCTTCCACGCTAAGATTTCGGCCATGGGCATGACCCTAGAGCGAATGGGGCCGTTCGGGTGAAAAGCGCGGGGCTGAATTACGACTAGTTCGACTTCGCTAAAGTTATGCCCGTACTCATAGGATAGCCCTAGGCCGTAGTAAGCTAGCTGCGAATTGGCGCGGCCGTCATCGTCATGGACGTCCACCGCTACGCCGGCCCCGTACTTGTAATCAATCACCACTAGGCGGCCAAAGTCCTCAATGATCGCTGAGTCGACGGTGCCAAACTGTTTTGAACAGGTGAACAGCGAAGCGTCCACGCGCCTTTCAGAGATCACCTCAGCCCCTTCCGGGGCTTTTTGCATGATCCAACACACTGCGTCAAAGGCGTGATTTATCATTTCCTCTGAAAAATGCTTCCTCGATATCGACATAGCTTGCGGCAATTGCGCATAGTTTTTAAGCAAAAATTCAAAGCAAGCATGGGCCTTAGTACCTTCGGCCGCGTACACTGATTCGGGCAAGGGCGGCAAGTTTTCACAAAGGTTTATGCTACCAGGGCAATTTAACCAGCGCTTAGAACCAGACGCGCTAAAAAGAGCATGGGCCTTTTTTTCGTCCTTTTCCGAACGCACCGTTTTTGCCAATATAGCATTTAGCTCCGCGTCTAGTGCCGCCCTCACGTTACGCATACTTTGCCGTTGCCCCGAGGAATTTTGAAAGCGCTTTTTCCGCTTCCTTAATATCCCTGAAATGCTCTTTTCTCACCGTTTCGGCCTTGGCCTCGAATTCCTTCCATTTCGCCTTAAAATCTTTTACCTGTTCAGCAATTTCGTCTCTGACAATGCGAATTGCTTTTTTCACCGTGATCGCTTCGCGCTTCCAAGCTAGAGACGGTATCGCGGCGTTGTTCACTTCGATCACGTAGCTAGTGGCAAACACCGTACTCGCCGGCACCACGTCAAACAAATCGGCCAAGGCGTTAAACGCCGCCGCCTTGGCGTCTACCTGCACGTCATGCTCTAGCCCGGCCGCTGGTTCGTTAAACCCGGCACCGCTGTTTCGAGCGACCAAAAAAGCAACATGGTTTTCCAGGGCCTCGGCTGCTTCGATGCGCGAATTAAATAGCCGGTACTCACTGGCTGCTAACTCGCGGCTAAATTCGCCGTGGTTGTCCAGCGCGTCAACGCCGGGTATCGGTTGGGTCACGTCCGGTTTTTTAACGGCGATAAATTTGCCGGTCACTAGATCAACCACTCTTGACGCTTTCGACTTTTTAAGCGTCGATGCAGCGGCCGTCGACCGGGCTTTTTTCTTTACGGTTTTACCCTTGGCTTTTTTCGCCGCCGGCTTTTTGGTTTTTACAGTCTTTTTCTTTTTCGTCTTAGAGCCCGGCGGACGGCCGCGCCTTTTCTTTTTTGGTCTGCCCATGGCTATTTACCTTTCCGTGGTGTTTTAGATAGCTCAACTAAAAATGCTGCAAACTTAGATTCTGGTAGGTCGCGAATTCCTTTAATCTTGAATTTCGCTAGAACGCCCGCCGCCGCGTCACGCCCGTACTTCTTAGAGTAAGTATGGAGGGCTGGCAAAATATCGCCGTCAATGTCTAGCTCGGCAGTGTCCTCGGCTTCGGCCTCGTCGTCACATTCACTCTCGTCGGCACTCTCGCTCTCGTAGTCGTCAATAACCGGGGCCTTTTTTACTTTGGGCGCGACCATCGGCGCAGCGGACGTTTTAGGCGGACGGCCCCGGCTGCGCTTCGGCGCCTCAGGTTCGGCCTCGAAGTCAGCTTCAGCGTCCTGCCCCGCGTCCTCGCTAAAATCATCGACCTCGGCTAGTTTTGCTTTGGCCCCCTTTGGCAGCACGTCAATAGTTTTTCCGAGTGGTGTCTCTTGGCGTTTTGCGGCGCCAAGGTATTCGCCGGAAGTCAAAGCGGCGCTAACGTCTTTAAGCAGGGTCAAACTCTCGTCGGTAGTCGATGCGGATAAAGTAAGTGAAACTTGCAGCGTCATTTTCCATTCCCCAAAAAATTAAATATGCTCAATAGCCGATCGCTTTTTTAATATCGCTTCGATCATGCTTTTGTCTACCGAATTTTTATAGACAAAATACTGAACTAGCACCGATTTATCCTGGCCAATCCGGTGCGCCCGCCCGCCGGCTTGGTCATTAACACCAGGGACCCAGTCGAATTCGACTAGCATGACCCGGTTTGCTTTTGTGAGCGTAAAACCTACACCCATAGCGTGGTAATTTCCAATAAATAAACGCGCATTGGTGGTCTGAAAAGTATTTACTAAATCATGCCGCTTTTTTACCGGGGTACTTCCCGTTATAATTAATGGTTTCCACTTTTTAAGTGCCACCGCCAGGGCCGCTATAACCTCGACATGATAGGCAAACAGCAAAATATTTTCCCGCGAATCACTCAAGACTGCGTTGACGTACTCGGCCGAGGGCCTGACCTTTTCCATGCCGACTAGGCGCCGGTAAGTAGCGGTATGCAGGGCCTCTGGTGTTTTATTTTCCGCTAGCGCAATTCGCTCTTTTAATTTCGTGCGGCCTTTATCGCCAAGGGCCGTCTTTACGGCTAAGTCCATCGCCGCTAGCTTGGGGCTCATATCGTCCGAGAGTATGAATAATTCCTCGGTGATCGGCGGGAGGTTAAGTAGCTCTTTTCTCAGACGTAGCATGAACGGCCAGCGCATACCGCGAACGCGCCATTGTAGCTCGCGCATGTTTGAGGCCCCGGAAAAGTCCCAACCAAAACGCCCCCTGAACCCGGCGCAGTATTTACGCCCAAAGTCAAAAACGCTCATGTACTCAATGGTATCTGGGGCCTCGTTTGATAGGACGGTATAGAGCTCCATAGGCCGGTTTGGCATGGGCGTACCGCTCATGTATACGCGCCGGTAAAACAGCGGGGCTAGCTTGCTAAAAAGGGCCCTGGTGCGCTTTGATTTTGGCTCTTTAAACCTATGCGCTTCGTCCACTACCAGCGCACCGGGCCGAGCAGCTAAATAGTCTAAGACAAAAGGCACTAGCCTGGGGTGGTCTAAATACGAATCGGGAACAATTAAAACGTCAACGCCGGTAAAATCAAAAACCTTTGGCGCCCAAACTAGCAGCGATAAATAAGGCGCCCATTTTTGAAATTCGGCCTCGATGTTTCGCACTAAAAAGGGTGGTGTTATGTACACCGAAGGAAGCACCCAGCTAGCGAGTATGCACGCCGCTGTAGCCGTTTTGCCTAGTCCTGGATCAAGCCCCAGGTAGCAAGCACGCCTAGGCAACGCAAACGCTACTGAATCGCGCTGGTGCGCAAGTAAGCGCAAACGCTTATGGGCCGGTGTGTTCATAACGTCCGCTTGGGGGTCAAGTGTAACTTTTTCTAGTCAGCACTTTACACACACTCGGCCTTGGGAGTAAAACCATAACTCACTTTAGGCCCCGAAAAATTTGCTGTTTCCCCATTCCTCTATTGGAGCTCCCCGCACTCATGGCCAAAAAACGAGCATTGACCTTTCAAGAGTGGGCTACAAAATTCGGGGGCATAGCGGCCATTGCCGCACGCCTCAAATTAAATCATGGTTCGGTAAAGCGTTGGTACCTAGCCACGGGCTGGCCGAAGGTAAATCACATACGGGATTTAATCGAAATATCCGGTGGTGATTTAACTTTCGAGTCAATTATCGCGTCTACCGAACCAAAACTAAAGGCCCCGGTCGCAGTGAAAAGGGGGCGTGTAAATGCTAAATGAAGCAAAACGCCTTTACGATTTAGGCTTCGCCGTTCACTGGCTGCGCCCAAATTCAAAAGCCCCGCTCAATTCAAAATGGACCACCGGGCCGAGAGATAAATGGCCAGCACTTGAAAAAGCCTACCGCCCCGGCTACGGCCTTGGCGTTAGAACCGGCGAAGCGTCAAAACTCGCTTGCGGCAATTATCTAGCCAATATCGACGTCGATTTAAAATCGGGTGAAAAACACCACCGTGTTGAGGCCCTGGCCGAACTAGAAAAACACTTTCCGGGCCTCATGGAAAAAGCGCCGATTATTGAGACGGGATACGGTTTTCGCCTAGTGGTCAAAACGGCTGCGCCGGTAGAATCGCGCAAGCTTGGACGCTCAAGCGAGCTAGCCGTGGTGTTTTCACCGTCCGACGCAGCGGCAAACAGGGCGCAGATAGCCTACGTTGAAAAAAGGATTATCACCGAGGAAAAACTTAAAGCGGGATGGAGGGTAAAAACAGCATGGGAAGTAGAGCTAATGAGTGTCGGGCGGCAGGTGGTACTGCCCCCGACCATACACCCGGACACCAAAAAACCTTACCGCTGGTCTGTATCACTGGCACAGCGGAATATACCGCTCGTTTCGGGCGCCGTTCAAGGGAAAAAATCAGGAGCAAAACCACTTGCTAAAAACACCACTGAATTTAGACCGGTAGAAGTAGACTTAATTTCGTCGCGCCTCAGCAGCCGCATAGTTGACATGATCCTAAATGGCAAAAACGTCGATGACCGTTCGGCCGCATGTTTTAGCGTGGCACTTGCCATGGTCAAAGCGGATTACCGAGATCAGGAAATTCTAAGCGTTCTTACCGATAGTTCGACCTACCTTGGTGAAGCGGCCTACGAGCATTGCAAGTCGACGTCTAGGCGATCGGCGGCGGCGTGGGTTAGTCGCTACTGCTTAGCTAAGGCCAAACTAGAGCTAGGGGTTAATAAGGTGTTCAGCGCCTTGCCACTTGACGAGGCCGACCAAGTGCCCCGCCTTGGCGCCAAGGAGGCAAAACAGCAAACAGCCGAGCTCACCGAAGCCAGCGGGGGCGAGGAAGCCTGGCAGGGCAAGCTAGAAAGGGATAAGGGCGGCACACCTAAGGCGACCTTGAAAAATACGCTGCTAGTGCTGCGTCATGTGGTCGGCAAAGTGGCTTTTCGTTACGACGAACTAGGCGACCGCTGTTTATACGGCATGGACGGCCCGTGGACAGGCGGCAAAAAAGCGGTAGGGCGCATAGTAGAGGATGCGGATTTTGTCAATATAAAAACCTGGCTTTCACAAAAATACCGTTTTGAGCCCCCCGTGAACACCGTTTATGAGGCCGTGACCCATATCGGCCGTAAGAACGCTTTTCACCCGGTCATCGACGAACTAAGGGCGCTACCCGCTTGGGACGGGGTGAACCGCCTTGATACGTGGTTAAGCGACTATTGCGCGGCCGAGGGCGACGGCGAGTACCTAGCCCAAGTGATGCGCAAGTGGCTAGTGGCGTCGATCACGAGGACTTTTCGCCCCGGCGCCAAATTCGATTGGATGCCTATTTTGGAGGGGGCGCAAGGCGTTGGCAAATCATTGTTTGGGGAAATTCTATTCGGGGAACAGTATTTTAACGATTGGCTTCCGCCGATGCATGATAAGGACGCGGCCTCTAAGCTTAGGGGCATGAGAGTACACGAATTCGGCGAACTAGAAAGCCTTAGTCGTCACGAGGTTGAGACGATTAAGGCGTTTTTAACGAGGAAAGTCGATAAATACCGCCCGGCCTACGGTAGGGTTAATATCGAAGTGCCGCGCCAATTGGTGTTTTTTGGCACCACTAACCAGCGGGCCTACCTAAAAGACCCGACGGGTAACAGGCGCTTTAACCCGGTCGTTTGCGGCAAGGTAGACTTTAAAGCCCTGCATAAGTGGCGCGACCAGCTATGGGCCGAAGCGCTTTTCATTTACGACAACAAACTAGAGGCAACGCTTGAGCTAGAGGGCCAGGCGGTGATTGTTGCTAAGGAGCTACAAGCGGCAAAACTGGTAGAGGACGAAAGCGCCCTTATGTCGCATGAATTTGAGGCATTCTTAGCTAAAGAGACTGCAAAGGCGGATAGCACTTTCGACAAAGACCGGTTTAGCTTGGTCAATCTTTTTTCGCCCGGTGGGCCGTTTGACCGTTGGCGCCCCAACGCTCGACACTTCCAATTCGCCGCCAAAGCGCTACGGCAAAATCATGCAGAAGTTAGGTACATAAAAGGGCGCAAGTGGTGGCGCTTAATTGAGCAGCAAGACTAAAAAGGGGTGGGGGTGATAGGGGGGTGATAGGTAGGCACTTCTCTAAAAATAAATCAATCCGGGCTCAAATTTAATTATTCGGCCCGGTTTTCTTTTTACGGTTTTTCACTTTACACACTAAAAGTAGTTTAACGTTGTCAATTAGCAGAAAAATTAAAATATAGGGCTAGGGTGACATGTAAGTGGCAAAAGGTGACTCGGAAATTGGAGCAGTAACCCACCAAAAAACACCAATCATATTCCATTTTTAACCCCTTAGGGTGATAGGGTGACTTGAAAAAGTATATGGAGTATATAGAATAAGCATCTAAAATAAACAGGATAAATATTATATATAAACAATATGCAGTATATGCGGTGTCTAGTTCTATGTAGCTTAGTGGGGAAAGTTCAAGTCACCCC